ACAACATACATTCATTAGAACAAGTTATTTTGTTTGAATTTGCATCGCATCTAAAAAGTTTTTTACATGACTTACATTCTTTATGATGACCTTTTTTTGTAATTTCTTCAATCATTCCAATTCTCCATTCTTCATCTTGTCCATGTATCCACGGATTCGGCCAACAGCGCCAATCCCGTAGGTCTTTTCAATCCACTCCATCCGAACCTGAGTCAGCACCCGTTGCTTAGTTGACTCCCAAGTCCGGTACAAATCCCGCGCTTCAGCTTGTTCAAGCCTTACACGGTCACCCTCATTGGATATAGTTTTTCTCGAATACGCCATTGGTGTTTACCCACAGTTTTTTATCCTTTGCTATTTTCCCAAGTTCGGCAAGGTACTGCAAAACGGAATGAACTTGCTTTTTAGTCCATCCGGTGATTTCGATAATCTCACGGCGATTCAATGGGCCATGCTCCAGCAGCTTGAGTAGTGCGTATGAACGTGTCATGCTGTTTTCCTCCGCAGTGCTGCCATCTTTGCCAGCGTTTCAAGGGACGGCGGCACAGCCTTCTTGTCGTCTTCCAAAATGCGTTTTAGTGCTGCGTCTTGGTTTGGCGGCGGCGGTGTGGTGGTGGTCACCACATCAAACTTGTTGGCAAAGGTCTTTGGGGCTGCTTGGCTCCGCACCCAATTGCGCCATGTTGCCATCCAGTCCAGCTTTGTACCCTTCGGGGCTGCTACCCAATAATCCCTGAACGAGTCAAAGGTCTGCTGGAGGTTGAGGTCTGGTCTTTGCTGGACGCAAAATTCTGCCCACTCTTTTGGAAAAACAAAGTCTTTGGGCAGTCGCGTAGCGGCTTGCCGTTTCTCTACAACTGGTTTTTGGTTAATGGTTATTGGTTCTTGGTTTATAGTTGCCTTAGCGATGGGATGCGAGTCGGAACCGACTGGGTTCTTTTTGCGTCCACCAAGGCGACCGTTGGCCCTATTTTTCTCTGCCATCGCATGATATTGCTCTATCACATCGGCGCATCTGGCATGGAACCACCCATCTTCATGCTTGACAAACATATCGTTTAAGACATCTCTAACCACTGAGGGTTCCATTCGGATGCGTCTGCCAACCCATTGGGTATCGAGTGGGATTTTTTGCTCCATGTCATAGTACATATCAAGAAGGCGGCGGTAGGCCAAATCTTCTTCATTTGTAAGATGGGCAGTGGCGGCTCGATAGTCGCCAATACTGAATTGGTAATAATGCATGATTTCCGCTTTTTCAAACCCCTTTGAAAGAAACTGCGGCAGGAGAAGGGGTAACTCTTTTCAGTGCGCTCATGACTTCGCACCTAGCCGTGTTTCACAATACTATACCATCAAGCCCGACTGTAAACAATCACACGGGACTCTTTGCGGTTGAGGAATGATGAATTGCTGTACGCCAGTTCACGGGAAGAATAGGCAGCTAACGGCTCCCAGTTGCGCCAATCAAAAGCGTTTTTGGCAACCTTCTTTTCAACTATGTCAGTAATCAAGCAATACACACCTTCGTAGCCTGTACCGCGATTCATGGTCTTGACCTCTCCGCATTTCACAATCAGCTTATGACGCATAAGTGCGCGGCGCATATCGTTGACCGATGACCTGCTGCCCCCTGTTGCCTCAACCAATTGCGAACTTGTCTTTGGCCCACTTTGCAGGGCTTTCAGAATCTTGTCTTTTGTAGTCATTCAAACATTCCTTGTATATTGACTTTGCGCCCAGTTGCGCGTTCCATCGCTCTGGCAAGCAGGGCAACAATTGAGGCATCCCAATCAGCAGGGTTTGGCTGTTGGGCATACACACAAACTTTGGCGAATCCACTGATAAGTTCAGCGTTTTCTAATTCTTGGAGTTCAATTTGGTCTTGGTTCATGCCAAAGAATTTACCATCAATCAAGATGATGTCTATTAGGGTTTGTCCCAATACAAAAAGATATTTTTGCGGTTTATAGTCACATCACTTACAGGAGAAAACATGAAAGTAAATATGCTCATCAAAGCCCGTTGCTTGTGGAATGTGGACTACATGCCACGCGAAGTCAACAGAGGCAATCAACTCAAATGGGTACGCGCTGTACGCAAACTTGGAGCCAACTCTTTGTTGGCCGTTAAGGTGGAGCGCAAAGATGTCTGAGCTTATTGTTGTACTTTGTGTGGCCGCTTGGTTCACACACATTTTTACCTGCTTTGCACACACTTTGTGGGGCTTTCTAATTGCTGGCGCATTACTGTTCCCAATCGGTATACTGCACGGCTTCTACATCTGGTTCACTTGAGGCGTTCAGCAAGCCCTTTGATTGCTGTTTTTTAACTTGGAGAATGAAATGGGATTTATTGCAAAAGATAGCGGCGGTGGTGGTGACTTCAAAAAAGTCCCGCCCGGTGTTTATGTCGCACGGTGCTTTAGATTGATTGACATGGGTACGCAAATTACCGATGGTCAATACGGCACAAAAGAGCAACACAAGATTCGCATTGGCTTTGAAGTCTTTGGTGAAGACGACAATGGTGTGCCGTTGACAATCACACTGGATGGCAAAGATATGCCTTTGACAATCAGCAAGACATACACCATGTCATTGCACGAGAAAGCTGGCCTACGCAAAGATTTGGCCGCATGGCGCAGCCGGGACTTTACTGAAGAAGAAGCCAAGGGTTTTGACATCAGCAAGTTGCTTGGCGTGTATTGCATGTTGAATGTGACCACCGGTGAAAACAATGGCAAGTCGTACACAAACATTGCTGGCATCACGCCTTTGCCACAAGCACTGAAAAATGCAAAGCCAGAAGCTGTACATGAATTGATTGCGTTTGACTTGGACAATCCTGATTGGGCTGTGTTCCAAGGCTTCCATGAGAAGCTGCAAGAAACAATCAAGCAATCACCTGAGTTTGCCCAAGCTCTGAGCATGGCAGATGTTCCAACTGACTCGGAGTTCTAAATGACAAGCCTGTACGAGTTATCTCATGTTTTTGCCAATCAATTGGATGATTTGTTTGACGAAAACGGTGAAGCACTGCCTGAGTTTGAGGAGTTTCGTGTCCAGCTTGGCAACAAAATCAATCAAGTTGCCGCCTACATCATGAATGTGGAATCGGACACTGAACAGGCCAAACGAGCTATTACCCGAATCAAGGCCCGTCAAGATGCCTACGAGCGCAAATCAGAGAAACTGAGGGCTTACCTTGCCGATAACATGAAGGTGTCTGGAATCCATGAAATAAAGGCTGCTGATGGCTCTTTCGTGGTCAAGTTGTATCTTGACCGTGATGAATCGGTTGTTATTGAGGATGGAGTTGTATTTCCAGCCTTTCTTTGCAACGAACCAAAACCGCCAACTCCAAGCAAGACCAAGATTAAGGTTGCCATCCTTGCTGGCGAACCTGTTGCTGGAGCGTCAATTGTTCGCAAGGACAGATTGGTAATTAAGTAAGTTTCGGGGGGAAAGCGGATGCTGAGAAGACGGTTTCTCGACAGTACCAGACGCAGCGAGTACCCCACCTTAATGAAATAGAAACATGAACTTCAATCAAATCCTCCAACATATGTTTCCCCGCTTCCGTAATGAAGACCCAATCACCAGCGTAGAGGCATCTGACAAGGTGACCTTTTCTGGTGAGCATTACGACATCATCTTGGGTTGCCTGACAAAGTATGGCCCCCAAGGTAAAGACGGCATTGCCAACAAGACAAACCTTGACGGCAATCAAGTAGCTAGACGCCTTTCCGAAATGGAAAAGTTAGATTTCATTGAAACAACAGGTCAGACTGTTCAATCAAATGCCGGACGTTCTGAACGCGAATGGCGACTCAAGGAAAAATATCATGCCTAAAACTCTTACCCTGTCCACCGATCTGGTCAACGCTGTTCTGCAATACCTGGGAACCCGTCCATTTCAAGAAGTCGCTCAATTGATTAACGGTCTTCAATCGGAAGCTGGCCCACAAGTGCAAGCCAAAGAAGAAATTACGGATGTCGTCCAATGAGCTACTCCGCTGTAGAAATGGAAATAATTCAATGGGCTGAGGCACGGAAGATTATTCCGAACTCAAGCCCTGAAACTCAATTGCTCAAAGCAGTTTCTGAGCTGGGTGAACTGGCTGATGCAACCATCAAAAAGGACCGTGACGCAATCATTGATGGCGTAGGCGATGTCATGGTCTGCTTGGTCAACTATTGCGCTTTGCAAGACATTGACCTTGTGACCTGCATGAAGATGGCTTACTCTGAAATCAAAGACCGCAAGGGAACACTCATGCCAAATGGTGTGTTTGTAAAATCGGATATATAATTTCCGCATCACTGGGGAGTGATGTTCTAGTAAGCCCATAAAGGCAGTCTGCACCGTACTAGCGGTGTCTCCCCACGGTTAAAACCCGAGACTGTCTTTGTGGGTTTTTTTGGCTGGGGGGCCACTATGAAATTCAGAATTCCGTTACCAACTCAACAAGAATTAATTGAGTTGTTTGAGTACCATCCCAATGGAATCATTACAAGCAAATACGCAAAAAGCAACAGAAAGATTGGTGCAATCGTAGGTGTAAAAAACAAATACGGCTATCTTTCCGCAAAACTAAACAAAAAAAATTATTACGTCCATAGGTTGATTTGGACTATTTGCAATGGAACAATACCTGAAGGATTTGATATTGACCATATAAATGGAAATAGATCAGACAACATTATAGAAAATTTAAGGCTTGTAACTAGACAAGGTAACAATCAAAATTTGAGGTATGCAAAATCTAACAGCAAAACAAAATTGCTTGGGGCTTGTTTCCACAAATCATCAAATAAATTTGTAGCGCAAATCAGAGAAGATGGAAAATACAAACACCTGGGATTATTTGATACAGCATTGGATGCTCACAATGCTTACTTAAAAAGAAAAAGAGAAATCCATGAAACATGTCAAATCTAAGGAGTTGTTATGATTGAAAAGACTTTAGAAGAAAGAGGCAATCGGTACGGTGACTTTGCTGACTGTGCCAGAATCTCTCAAACCCTAAAGTCTTATGTTGCCACTGAGCTGCGTAATCAAGGCAAAGTCTTGACCAATACTCAACGTGAAGCAATGGAGATGATTCTCCACAAGATCGCCAGGATCGTTAATGGTGACCCAAACTATGACGATTCTTGGCGTGACATCTCTGGTTATGCCACCCTAGTCGTAAAAGACTTAGGCGGTTAAAACAGCCAAGGCCATTTGAGTGTGATGAATACGATCATCAAGGCCAATAAAGCCTCCATTGATCCGCTTAGTAATACTCTTATGGTCTTGGGCATCTGCCAAAGCATTCAGGCCGTGTGTTGACCAGAAGAACCCAGCAGTCAGCGCAGCGTACTTGGGACTTGCCACCAAATCAGGCTCCATCACAAAGTCCACCCCCAATGCTTGACCAGCATGAAAGTAGTTGGCATGGCCTGTAGTCTGGATGCACCCCCTACCTCGAAAACGATACCCATCTTCTGAAGCTTCATCACGGTTACCCATGCGGTTGGCATAAACCATGTTGGCGATCTTCTTTGGATTGCCTGCGTATTGATTGGCAATCTCAAGAGTAGGAAAGCGTTTGGACCACAGCTTCATCAGTGTGGCGGCTTTGTAGTTTAGGTTTTCTTCCAAGATGCGGAAGTTCCCACATTCATGCCCACATTGCCCGATAAACGCAGCTTGCCGATTAGGGTTAGAGATGTCAAAACGAGCAAAAGTCTCGTTCAATGGATCAACCCATTTAGGGTCAATCTTCAGCTTAATCAGTTGTTGGCTATTTACCATTCAATTGGCTCCTTACGGCTTCGTAGGCATCTATACAGGCATTGAGTTGGGCAGTGTTCTTATCCTGTCTCTTATACACATCTCCGAGCCCACGAGACGCTACGCT